AGAAAACTTAGTTGATTTAGGTGTTAGCAGAAAGGGTGATTCATTTGCATTTAAAAAGCTAATGGCTCTTAAAGAAGAAAGAGAAGCAACAGCCCCTAAAGCAGTTATATATAATGTTGGCCAAGTATCAATACCTGAAACAAAATTTGGTAATGAACGTTTTGTATTCTTTAAAGATGGTAAGGAAGTTCTTGGTCCGTTTCCTGAGAATGTAAATCATCCTTTAAATGGGAAAAACATAGAAGATTTAATACCTGCATCTTTAAGTCCTGTAGATGAAAAATATAGAAAAGCTACATACAGATTTAGCAGAAACTTGGATACGTCAGCTGTAAACCCACTTGATGTACCCGTGCACCCTGTCATTCGTAGCTTGTTAAAGCAAGGCAAATTACATGAGGCGTTAGTCGCTTTAGGTAATTCCTCTGCAAATATCCGCGTAGCTAAGATTGCTAACGCTTTAGCTAAAGTGTCGGGCACTACTAAAATTAAAATAGTAAATAACTTAACTGCTGACAATTCAAGTAAACAAGTTGCTGGTAAGTTTGATCCCAAAACAAATACAATATTCTTAGACGCTGACACTGGCATCAATAATCACGTAATACTACATGAAATGACTCACGCAGCTACAGCTGAAGTGTTGTCAAACATGTCAAGCCAAGAAGCAAAAAAATTAAAGTCCTTATATGAGTCTGTAAAAAATAAATTAGACTCCGCTTATGGGGCACAAAATTTAGATGAGTTTGTAGCCGAAGCTTTTAGTAACCACGAGTTTCAACAAAAACTAGCTGGTATGCAATATAAAAATACTAACGGATTAAAAGCATTTTTTAACACTGTAGCAAATTATGTAAGAAAGATGCTTGGGCAACAAACTAAAGATATAGACACTGCGTTTAACGAATCCGATCAACTAATACAAGATATATTATCTCCTGCGCCAGAATCTAGAAACGCAGGTGAATTACTTATGATGAATGGTAAAGACAGAATTAATAAATTAGGTGAGTTTATATCTAGCAAATATAATGAGACAGCGTCTAAAGAATCTAAACAAAAGTTCCAAGAAAGATTAAATGATTATCTAGAACGTGCAGGCAATAGTAAAATCTATACTATGGCAACAAAACTTTATTTAAGAGCTTTACCGTTAAAAGCAGTGGCAGATCAAATTGGTGAAGTAAATAGAAAAGCAATAATTAGAGTAAAGCAAGCATTAAAAAATTCAAAAACCACTACTGAAAGAGAATCTTTAAACAAGCAACTTGAAATATTAAGAAACAATACGGGAATAGAATTAAATGATGCCATTCTAGAATTAGAAGGTGCTCTAGGTAAAGCTGATAAAGAGGTCGAAGGTACGTTAAAACAACTAGAACCTTGGATAGCTAAAGCAACAAAGAATGGCACACTAAGAGCGTGGAACGAAGTTATACATGACAGCACAATAGAAGGTGTAGATCCTACAGCTAATGAAAGTGACTACGCAAACGATCCTATTAAATTAGCTGTCTTTAAAGAGTTGCGTAAGAAACTTTATTCCACTGGCGGAGACGGAGTAAGAAACTATAAATTACTTAGAGACGCTTACGCTACGCAATTTGAAGCTCTTAAAGATGTTATAACAGAAAGAATGTCACAACTAACAGACCAAGATACGTTTTCTAAATTTAAAAAAGATGTGTTTGATAAAATGTTTGACAAGGCATCTATAAGACCATACTTCCCATTAATGCGTAAAGGTGATTATTGGATAAGATATGAAATACCCGTAACAGATGCTGCAGGTAACAAAACTACTGAGCTAGTCGTAGAGGCTTTTGACAGTTTTAAAGCAAGACAAATAAGGATGGCAGAGTTAGAGGTTAATCCAGATTTGCTTAATAAAAAAAGTATAATAGCATACGAAAATATAACAAGAAAAAGTTTTGGGAACGTACCTCCAACTTCTTTTGTAGGAGAAGTGTTAGATATATTAGGAAAAGCTAACGTAGATGAGAAAACACAAAATAGTATATTAAACTTATTTATCGAAGTGTTACCAGAATCTAGTTTTGCAAAGGGATTTAAAAAACGTCAGGGTGTATTAGGGGCAGAGATAGATGCGTATGAAGTACTAAGAACTAAAGGTTTTGATATTGGTAGGCAAACTGCACGTATGTTACACAGTGCAAAGATATCAAAGATACAACAGAAACTAACAGAAGAAACTACTGCTTTTAAGTTTGACGAAGAAATAAATGCTAGAAAGAAAATACATGACGAGTTGCAAATACGCGGAGATTTTGCACGTAATCCCCCACCAGATCAAATAGCTTCTATGGCTAATAGACTTGCGTTCATAGGTACTATTGGTTTTAACATATCGTCCGCTGTGGTTAACTTGTCGCAAATACCTCTTATGTTTTATCCTGTGCTAGGTGGTAAGTACGGATATAAAGAAGCTAACTCGGCTTTAGGTGCGGCTACTAGAATGTTTGTGGGTAGTGGGCTTTCTCGTAAACTAAGAACATTAAACGGAGAAAACGTAGACGCAAAAGGTTCTATATCCATAGACAATTATTATGAGGTTAGTGGAACAACATTAATACTAAGAAAAGATTTGGAAGCAGAATTAAATAAAACTAAAGAAGGTAGAGATAAAGCCAAAAGATTAAAAGATATAGCTCCATTAATTATGGAAGCAGAAAAGCAAGGTCAGATAGGCCGTTCTTTATTCTATGATACTTTAAACATTGAAACTGCAGGGAAAGCTAGAACCGCTTGGGATACGTTAAACGCTTGGTCAGCATGGACTTTTCATCACATGGAAAGAATGAACAGACAAGTAGCCTTAGTAGCTTCTTATAATTTAGAAGTAGATAGATTAACTAACAATCCTAATTCTAAGGAAAAAGCATTAGATTTATCTACTTCTGATATACAAAAATTAGCTGCAAAGAACGCTTGTTTTTTAACTACAGAAATGAATGGTGGTGCTACATTATCAACTACATCAGGAATTGCTCAAGAAGGCGCAGGTCGTGTAGCCATGATGTACAAAGGATATGGTATGCAGATGTACTATACTTTGTATAAACGTGCTAGAGAGGCAATACGAAATTCTAACGATCCTGATTTAAGTGTGGAAGAAAATAAACAACTTAAAAGAGCTGCTTTAAAGCAAGTAACAGGAATATTTACTTCTTCATTCTTATTAGCGGGTGTGCAAGGTATGCCGTTGATAGGAGGTATATTGTGGATAAGAAACTTACTTAAAGACGAAGATGAAGAAGATGCAGAAACAGAACTACGTACATCTATAACCGAAGGGTTTTACAAAGGCCCAATAAATTATCTTACTGGTGTGGATATAGCATCTCGTATTGGTCTATCTAACTTATTGTTTAGAGGAAATCCTTACTCCGATCCCGACGCAAGTTTAACTGCACAAGCGGCAGAAGTTCTTACTGGCCCTGCAGGTAGTATGGCTAACCAAGTTTATAGAGGAATACAAGAATTAAGAAATGGTGAGTTGGAAAGAGCAGGTATGAATTTTGTGCCTGCAGCTATACGTAACATGTATAAATCTGTATTTAAATATAGTCCTATAGGTGACGACGCTATACTAACAAGACGAGGTGATGTCATATATGATGATCTAAACGCTTGGGAATTAGGAGCACAGTTTTTTGGATTTGCTCCTGCAGAGTACACAAAGACACAAGAGATGAACAGAGCAACTAAAACTCAAGACAGAGATATAGTAAGTCAAAGTTCAAAATTACTAAAAAAATATTATATCGCAATGCGTATGGGAGGTGACACCCAAGATGTGTTAGAAGATATAATGAAATACAATGCTAAGTTTCCTTCTATGGCAATTACTCCGTCATCTATAATGAAGTCTATGAATATGCACATGAAAACTTCTTTACTTATGCACAATGGTATAACCATATCTCCTAAGATGCGAGCGTATTTAATGGCACAAAGAGATGAATGGTCTCCAGCGTCTGTATATGACGAAGACTAAGTAAGTCGCCAAACCCGTACGCCTAGCTTCTCATCTTCTACACGTATCTGCATCTGATACTCCCAGCCTTTGTCGTTCATCACTTTTTTAATTTGCGTAAGCGCTCCCTGGGTGTTAACTGACAGGATAAACACAGAAGAACCTATTACCATGTCATCCCAGTTAACTATTATACGAACCCCGTCAGGGTTAAGATCATTCTTCTTCAATATTGCCATTTAATTTCTCTACGGAACAGTCCACGATAATAACATCTGTCGGAGGCAGGTTCATGTGCGTGCCTTTACTTAATCTTATTTTAGATTTACGCGCCCCTAGTTTTTTCTTTAAATCATTTATAAACGAACTGTAATTTATTTGCTGTTCACCACACCATATTTTGAGTGGTTTCGGCACTAGATACGCACGTTTTAAATCTGTTTCGTAACGAGCAACTAATCTACCCCTTGGTACTACTTCGGGAATAATTATTGAATCTATATCTGTATCTTGCTTGCGTAGATCATCAGTGCTTTTAATCCATAAAATATTACCATAATGCTCGTTAATATAATCATTAAGTATCTCTGATACACTAATACTCATATCGTCTACGTGGCGTTTATTCTGATTTATTAGCCATATACCCCATTTAAACGCTTTTTCGGGTTCATATTCAACAAGCCCTGCTTGTTTCGCAAGTATAAGACCCGTTACCGTGGCGGCTACAAACGTAGACCAAAACCTATTTTCAGCTTTTAAGTTTGCTTTTATATCTATCTTTTCTTGCACTGCGGTTAATAGTTTTTTAACGCCCTCTATATCTTTCATTATGTGCTGCACATACTTTACTCCTGCATGACCATAAGTTTTCAACATATTATTTCTGTATTCATGAGTTTCTTTTGCAGTGCTAAACGTCTGTGCTTTAACACGACACTCTAAAATACGTTGTGCTTCTGCCTTGGGCATAGCTTTAACCATGCTAATCCGCTCCACTATACTGGCGTTAGCTGTAGTTATTGATAATAAACTCCATGGATCACCACGAAACCGTTCGGTATTACTGCCACTAGCCATACGTCCCCGTTGTCTACCACCTGTAAGTTGGTATGTAAGAACACTTAACTGCTTACCAGAGGTGTTAGTGAGTTCATCCATGACTAATGGTAAGTTATGATAAACCTCTCCTCTATTCATTCTAGCATTAAGAGTATCCTGCTCATTGGTCATAAGTTCTTCAGGATCACCCCACAAAGTCAGCCCCGTCTGAGCCGCAGTGGTTTTACCCACACCCGTTTCACCATGCAAATGTAATCCAGCGGCATTTATTGGTGAGAAGTGCATCAAGATAGAACCAAAAGATACACCCACCACAAATTGTTCCATCTCAAACCCGTCACGATTGTAGAACGCCATCATTTCTTTCCACTCTTCAAATGTGCCACTCGGATTAAATATCGGAAATAAACCTGCCGTCTGCGTAGATGGAGGGTTAAACTCTACTCTGTCTTTGTATATTGTTTGATTACCAAGAACAAACGCACTACCCGCATCATCTGTCCAACCGAACTGTCTGTGTGCTTGATCTGCTACACTGTTAGCTTGTAATTCATTTACCCATGTTGTTGTATATTGCATGATTTCATCCATCTTTGTAACGGCTACGCCTTGCATAGACATTTGTTTACGAAAGTCGTCTCTTGATGTGACAGCAGTTAACGGCAGAGTAAATTCTCTTACTCCATCTTTAGGTAAATGCAATCGCATAACAACTGCCTCACCAACCTCTGCGTCCCGCAGTCTCCTAACAACGTATAAGTCGTTATGGTAAATAGCCTTTTCATCGGGATCACCCTCTGCATTTCGTGTCCTTATATACACCCCACCATTAGCACCTCTGAAATATGGTTTAGGATATGGAGGTATCGTATATGTGCTGGTAGGTGAATTTGGAAGATTAACTGCGGGGGCTTCTACTATGTTATCCTCCTCTGTTGCTTCCCTTATTCTTTGTCCTAAATTTATAGGAGATTTTATCTTACCCCAATGAGGACATTTTGTGCAAACACCAGTATTATATTCGTCAAATGTGTTACACAGATACGGGCCTTTTATCAGCTCCATCTTCTTGTGTGTATCTTCTTGTGTGTAGTCCGAATGATTATTAGACATGGTGTACACAGCTTTTTCCCAGTCAGAACAAAACTTACCAATGGACAGACCTGCTCTCCATAAAGGCTCACTTATTTCTTGCTGGTTCATAGTTATATTATGTATTTGATTGCAACCTCTTTTTGCTATTGTCTTTGTCAGTATATCTTTGAACACACTCTCTCTATTATTTAATATAGAATCTAGAGAAACAACACCATCTGCGGGATCGTACTTGTTAGGTACTGGTATAGGATCACTACCAAGCAATTCAGAAAACGTATCAAAATTTACGGGGTCGGGGTTGTCAATGCCAAAATAAGTTACCTCTGCAGGAGGATCAGTCTTGTAGTTATGCGTTTTAGGAACTCGCAACACACGTGCGGCATCAGCCGTTACAGAAGTGTCTGCTAACAGTTTATGTTGTGCACACATGTTCTTTAATCGAGTGGCGACGGGTAGCCAATTCTCCATACCTACTGGCTCAGATAGCCTCCAATAAACATGCACACCTCGACCCGAGTTAATCTTTAGAGGGTTAGGTAATTTTAGTTTGTCGCAAAACTTACGCAGTGCATCTAAAGCATCGCTCTGATTTGCATACTCTTTTCCTGCACCACAATCGAGGTCAAGAAAGAATGATTTAATTTCTTTTACGTTATCTGCTTTTCTAGACCCAGCTTTCTCAAACGTAGCGAGTCCAAAGTAAACGTCATACCCATCATTATCTAGGGTAGTCGCTTCATCAATTAGATGCCCAATGGTAGGATAAAACTTCTGTAGTTTACCATCATCAATAGGGCGAAGTGCTAGTAAGGAATAAAATCCACCATCTCCTAGCACACTTTTCAAAAATGTATTTGTTTCCATAATATCCACCAAAACCGAGAGTCACCACGACAGAGGTGTCGGTACACACCTTTTTCGGATATTATCCTAGTCGCAGTAAAAGTCTTGGTGTTAGTCGTCCCAGTTATCGACTATGGATGCTAAGTCATCTCCACCTTTTTTAGGCTCGGGAGTAACTTTCTTAACAATTTTCTTGGGTTCTTGTACTGGTGTGTCCTCTTCAAAAGGATTCTCACTTGCAGTTGCTTCAAACCCCTCGACTGCAGTAAACGGAGAATCATCTTGCATTGGTTTAAGATCAATAACTTGTACGGCTCTTAATCTTAATGATACACCATTGTCACGCATATTGTACGGAACAAAAACTATAGCCACGTTAACAAGACTTCCGTTAGTTAACATAAAGTCTTCGGGTAACTTAATACCTTTTGCGTCATAGTGCACAGGTTTTCTCGTAGGTTCGTTACCATAAGCACCTTTTAACTTGGCTTTATGTGTGAACATACCATCGTCGTCTTTCTTAAAAGGCATAATAAACTTCTCAGGCCAACTAGATTCTTTCTTTGAATCATAAGCTAACTTCATTTGCTTATATAAAGCTTTTGCTTGCTCTTCATTCATACGAAATTGCAATGTGTAAGCTGAACCCTCATCAGTAGGATTGCAAGGAACAGACCTCTGCTCTGCACTGTCGTACTTATACGTACGATTTATTCTAGGCCACATTGCCGTCACGTTATTGATATTATAGTTCATAGTTAAGTTATTTGACATTCTGTATCTCCCTTACATGTCTTCGTCTAGGTTAATTTGATCTGTGTCTAATGGAATACTATCCACATGCACGACCTCTTCTTTCTGCTTTTCTGCATTAGTTAATGCAACGGCTACATCTTCTACACAAAACCTATAAGTGCTACCTACTTTTATATAGGTGTCTTTAGGAATGTCACTCTGACGAACCCATGCACGTATTGTGGATATTGATACAGAAAAGTGTTTAGCCACTTCTTCGATTGGTACGTATTTTCCAGTCATTATTTCTTCCTTACTACTATTGAATATTCCGTATCTGTATTCAACCCTTTGGGCATCAGATCGGGGTTCTCTTCTAGGAATTGCTTTATGTTAGTTTGATTAAGACGTTTGTCAAAGAACTCGGGAACTTTATTCTCCATGATAAATTCATACATAGAGTCCCAATCACTTGTCCAAAACTTTGTCTTAGTCGTTCTAAAAAACGATCCTTCGGAGGTTCTAGCACTCTCAACATTCTGATTAGAACAGTAGTCAAGCAGTCCTTGTCGAATCTTATCTTGTTGCATAACAAGAATAGAATCTTTCTCTTTAAACTCCGTAGATAAAACGGCACGTGCGTTCCTTATTTTTATAAACGCCCCCGTCAATTTATCCACAGACACTTCGTTATCTTCAGCCATATTGTTCTCCCTTGCGTTGCTGATACTTTATATATAGTGACTACATATTACTTAGTCAAGTATTTCTTTGTAAAGATCGGTAATTTTTGTGTGAATGTTTATTCTGTTATCTAACAGTCTGTAAACGTGTTTTTCTGCGTCAGAACCTTGTAGCTGCACAACTGTGCACTTATGCTTTTGTCCAGACCTGTGCACACGGGCATTAGCTTGAGCATAAGTCTCGAGAGAACTAACGGGAGACCACCACACTACAGTATTAGCGGCTGTTAACGTAACACCATGTGCGGCTGAAGCTGGTTGAATTACCAGAACCCGTGGGCTATCCGTCTCTTGGAACTGTTTAAAGATATTTGTACGTGCTGATGCACTAACACTTCCCTGAATTACTTCTACAGATACTCCATCTTTACGTAGCTTATCTGTTAATATACTTATGGCATGTCTGAAAGGTACAAACACTAAAACCTTTTGGCTTGATTCATCAATGACTTCTTTAAGCACTTTGTATCTATGCTGTATGTCAAACTCTAGAGTTGCACCATCATCAGTGTATACTGCTCCCGCAGATATTTGTAATAACTTGTTCATACCAACTGCGGCATTTACGGCAGTTACTTGTTCTCCCGTAATCTGTAATACTAACTTCTTCTTTAATTGTTCGTAGTATTTCTTTTGCTGACGAGTAAGCTCCACGGCTCGCTTCACGTATGTCATGCTTGGTAAGTCTAAACACTCTTCTTTTGTAAATCGAATCGCAGGTTGCAACACTCTATACACTGTTTCAGTAGCCGTTTCTTTTGGTATCCACTTAAAATTAGTTACCTTAGTCATGACCATGTCTTTAAATGTACCTGCAAACCTAGGAACTGATGTTGGGTTTACTAACTTAGCTAATCCATAAGCATCCACTGGACTCTGAGCGGCAGGTGTGCCTGTCATCATCCACAGCCACGTGTTCTCATGTAATAACTTGTTCAGTGTTTTCCATCTACGGGTCTGTGCATTTTTATAATGCGTAGCCTCATCCACAATAACTAAATCAAACCCACCTTTCTTAATAGTGTCAGCCACTATCTCAACACCATCATAGTTAATGATGACATAATCAGTGCCTTGCTCGATTATGGATTGTCGTTTTTTAGATTCGCCATATGCTACAGCAACTGTTCTGTGTGGGGCGAAGTCGAATAGATCATTTCTCCATGCACTATCCATAATAGATAATGGACATATAACTAAGACACGATTTACTTTACCCTGTTGCATCAAGAAATCTGATGCCCATATTGCACTAGCCGTCTTGCCCGTGCCTTGTTCATTAAAACAAAATGATTTCTTATGTTTTGTAAAAAATGATGCCGTCTTACGTTGATGGTCAAACGGCTTGTACTTACCCGTGAAGGTATACTTCTGCGTAGCTAATCCCAATGTCTTCTCCTTGTTGCAACAGATATAATCTGCGTTTTTCGTCACTTTTCTAGGGTACAATCACACACCGAGGTTTTGTTTCGGCTTTGTACGGGCTTTAAATTAAGCCTTTTTTGTCTTCTTCTTACCGTTTCTGCTTCTATTCTTGGATGGGCTCTCTAAAAAGTAACCGTCTTTGTTACTGCCACCCTTGCTTAGCATCTTCCTATGGCTCACATCTTTACCTTTTCTTGCAACACCTTTCTTATCTAAGGCTCGTCTAGCTTTCTGACGTTCCATACGATTCGGGTGTTCTTTTCTTTCCACTTGTTTCTTGTATTCTTTTTTGTAAGGTCTAGGTGATTTAGTATAAGCCATTAGTTGCTCCCGTTATGTATGCACTCGAGGACTACACAATGTCGTTTGCATAACCCACTTGGGTGTGCGTTCCAAACATTATTGCTATACGCTACATCCATGCGTGCATAATTAGATAACCATTTTTTCCATAACGCAGGGATCATATCGTCAGTATAGGTTTGTTTTATAAAGTTTTTAGATACTACGAACAATAACCCTGCATTAATAGTTCTTATTTTAGGGAAATATTTAAAAGTAGCAAGTGCCATTAGTTCTAATTGACCTTTATCTGCATATTTAGCAGACTTGCTAGTCTTATAATCCACAATCCATGCCTTATCACCATTGGTAATAACGAGATCAACTATCCCACGCCACCAAACGTGTTCTGACATGAAGTCACACGGCTCCAGGTCCTGTGTGAGCCCTAGCTTCATCTCACAATGTTTCTCTCCGTCTCTAGCTTTAAGAGCCTCAAGCACTGGTTTCATGTAATCAAACTTCTTGGGTACGGGCTTATCGCTACCAATGAACTCTTCAGCCACTAGGTGAGCCTCCGTACCATAACGCATAGCCTCGGTCTCAGACTCAGTATAGTCCTTCAATATCTTTATATGATAAAACTGTTTGGGGCATTGCTCAAAAGATTTAATCCTACTGAACGACCAAGGTTTGATACTCATGTAATTCTCTCATACATCTCTTTTGCTAATTCTAGTCTACCTAACTCTGCACCCGTAAGAGGTTCTTTCATAGCCTCATACTTTCTAATCTCATCATACAAAAACATCTTTATATGTTTTAACTTATTATCTTCCATTACTCACAATCTCCATAAGTTTTGCCCGTGCCCGATTCGCAATTTATAGGCAGACCATCTGCCCAGTCGGGTGTCCAACGCATACATTCTTCTATATATTTCTGTGCATCTGCTACTTCTTCGTCCTTGACACAACACACTATTGAGTCATGCACAGTAAGAACGGCTCGGTGCTTCTTGTTTATTTCTAACATCTGCTCACCTATTATGCAACGTGCTATAGCTTGACAAACATTCTCCACAACCTTACCACCATATATTCGTGTGCGACCTCGCCTAGTTTGGTAACTAAACTCTATACCTTTCTCGCCTTGCTCATGGTCTAAATCTTCGTATCGCATAAGCAATCCCGAGGGTAATCGTATAGCATTTTCTTCGGGTACAGTTCGTAACACTCGACCTCTACCAAGACTAAATGGCATATCATTGCGATGTAACGAAACAAGAATCTGTTGTGCATCTCGCCATAACTTGTTTATCTTCCAATTAGCCTCACGATAAATTCCTATGACCCTCCGTGCTTCCTCTATCTTCATATCAAACCCAAACGTCTTTAACTGCGATTGAAACTTCATTGC